ATATAGTATGGGGGCAAATTGTCCTAGTCAATTTCCCCAAAAATGTGAGCACAATTTTGTGCAGTATGTATATACAAAAATACACAAAGTGTCATTACAAAACAGTATATAGTCTTAGTAAATTTGACGAAGAATGAGACACACCTAACAACATAAAATGTTATCACAATTTCACAAAAAATAAAATCAATATTTGTGCATTATTTACTCTATACAAAATATCATGTATTTGCTATACTATAGTTACAAAGAAAGGAAACAGTAGTTACAAGAAAGGAGATTATATATGAATAACATTATCAGAAAAGAGATTGATTACATGGTATATCATGTAAGGGTGTGCAGTAAGAGTAGACTTAGAAAAGGTAATCACGACAACTTTCATGCATACATGAAAAGAATTATTGAGCGTGATATGGCAAGGGCTGAGGGCGCCATATCCGCATTACAGTTAGCTGGTGTTATCGGTCTCATTGAATATCGCAAAGACAGACAGGTTCTTAAAATGCATTATTGCCGATTGTTAGCAGCATATGCAAATGAGCCGTACATGTATAAAGACAGTGACTCAGAGTTCTATTGGATATATATAAGGTGATACGTTAAAGCGTGTTGGTAGGTGCAAACCCTACCTCACCATTTCATAGCAATAACGCTATGATGTACATTGAAAGGAGAATAAACATGAGAGAGAATATTAAAGGCGCATGGAGTCCAGGTGGTACAATTTACTACCCTGAGCCACCAAGTAATGGGAATACAACTGCAATGGTTGGTTGTGTCATCATAATGCTTTTCATTTTACTGATGGTTCTAATTGCTGCATACTTTGCATATTGCAGAACCATGGAAATTATGAAAGGTGTATCAAAGGGTGTTGACCGCCTAGACAAGTATAAACGTTGGAGTCGTAAATTTGACAAGGATAAAACAGACAAGGTTCCTGTAAAGGAAGTTGACACGGAAGAACTTGAAAAGCTGGTCAAGAAGCTTATTAAAGATGAACTTATTAACATGATGAAATAGAAAGGAGACACAATGACATTAACAGAAAAATACAAGGAAAGGTTGCCATTGTCAATCTTGTATACATCATCGTTAACAAGTATGCTCGTAATGGATGTGAACGAAACTGAGGACAAAATACTTGTATGTGATGTGTATTATGGAAAACGATTTGATTTTCGATGGCACCAGCTTCATTATAATAATATAGGTTCGTACATTATCCGCAATAGATGTAGATACTATATGTCAGAATTTATTAAACTAAGGAAGTGAGGGTAAACAATATGTGGACAGGAACGTATTATGAGTTAATTGCAATGTTGTTCGCTAGCTTTTCCTTAGGTTTCATCCTAGGGAAAATTAAAGAATGGATGCGATAATACATCAGACCTTGGATTTACTTCAAGGTCTTTTCTTTTGCCTGTTAACTGAACACTTGTTCTGTCACTTCAATACACTAAAGTATTAACGTATCACATCACCACAGCATTAACGTATCACATCACCACAGCATTAACGTATCATATCACCACAGCATTAACGTATCACATCACCACAGCATTAACGTATCACTCCACCGCAACATTAACGCATCACACCACCGCAGCATTAACGCATTAACGCACTAAACACAGCCCTATACCATCGCCCTATACCATCGTCCTAAACGTCACCATACCAACACCCTTAACCATCGCCCTACAGATGCAATAAACGCAAGTATAGCCCAGCAAGCAATGCTTACTAGGCTATACTCTAAGAAAAGGAACCAGGATGGAAGTGGTATTATTGAGAAAATAATATATCTCTCCCATTATAAACATTATAGCACAAAAAAGTCAATATGTCAAGTGTATTTTAAAAAAAAAAAAATACATTTGTTCATAAACTGTTTACAAACTATTCATATTCAGTTCATTGACCTTAGGTATACTATAATCATGAAAGGAAGAGATAACAAAGAAAGGAGTTGATAGAATGGCATACCAGCGTTCACAGCATCCAAGAGCAATTAAGATGCTAGTAGAACATGTAAACGAGAAGCCTACAGTTACATTGTTAAATAAAGATGCAGTAGTCTGGCAATGGGCTGATGGGTGTGCTGTATTGAAGTCATTTATGGCAGCAATAGCCTATTATGACTCAACAGCAAATGAAGTCTTTACAGTAAATAAATATAGCACTAAAGACAGAAATCACATAGAGCAATTTAAGGCTTTAGTAGTTAAGAAGTAAACTATTTTAAATAAAGAAAGAGAGGTGAAATCTCCTTTTGCACATAGTATAGACAAACCACATTCAACTTCTTAACTATTTAGCATATAACAATAAACCAAAAACAAAGAAAGAGGTAATTTAAAATGAAAAGAACCATGGACAGCAAATCAACCAGCTACAGAGCAAGAAAAGTAAACAGAACAATCGAAGTTTTAAACCTCAGTGTAACAGCAGTTGACCTGGAAAAGAAAGAAGTTGTTGAAATCCCTATCTCCATTCCAGCAGTTGGTTTCCGTAGCCAGAAAGCAGTAGAAAATGCTATCGCAGCAGCTACCGCAGAAAAGGGTAACTACAAGTACGTAACCCACACTGTAGTTGATAAGACTTTTATCACCTACACCATGGACGAAGCGTTCTTCATTGCTAATGCAAAAATCACAGCAACAGGCAATGACATTAAGAATATGCAGTCAGTTACAGATGAAGCAGAAGCAGCAGACGAACAGTAATTAGAAAGGAAAGGTAAAAGATTATGTCAGAAAGAACATACAGTGCAGTTGTAAAGGATAGTAGCAGAGAGTTAACCGCAAAGGAAAAAGTAATGATGAAAGACACATCAGATTGTGTCATGCTCAATGATGAAGCGGAGAAAGGTGCGTTACTCATTGACCCAGAGTTCTGGTGTACAGTGGCAGTACATAATGAGAAGTCCGAAAACAAGGACTACGATGTGTACATCATTGTGGACAAGAACGGAACAAAATACAAAACCTCTTCTGAGAACTTTATGAACAGCTTTGAGGACATCATGGCTGATATGTCAGACAGCACTGAGCCATTCCAGATTAAGGTATATGTCTTACCGTCCAAGAACCGTAGTGGACAGACATTCTTAACATGTAGCTTAATCTAAGCAACAAACATCAGTAACTATTAACTCCTGGTTTCAACAAGTGCTAAATATAGGGTGGTGTCTAATGGGATGTGACGCCACCCATTATCAATCTTAAAAGGGGTACGAATATGGCTTTCACATTAGCAGATTGGAACAGCGTTATCAAAAAAGAACGTGCAAGATTAAGCAACTTAGTATACCGTGCCAGAAAAGCTGGTATAGACGTAAAATTATCAGATATAGCTGGCGCAGCACCAAGACCACAGACAATCGAAGAAGCAAAGAACATTCTTGCTGAATATAAAGCCTGGACTTCATACCATGATGTGGTAACAGCAATGAACGCTTTAGGTGGTGTTCAAGGATTTGTTCCTGGGTTTGATATGAATATACCAGTGCCAGAAGCAACACCAGGCGAAGTATATGATAACACCAATCAGTTTATGAATGAATTTTACAACTACATGTCAACTTCTATGATAGAGGACAATTTAGCTACACGTACATTCAAGGAATGGTGGACAATGCTTACAGGTTACTTTTCAGAAGCAGAAATTTCACAAGCCCTGGAAGATTTAATATCTGAGGGTGTAGACTACAAAGACTTACGTTTGGGTTCAGAGTGGCAAGACGTTGTAGAAGTAAGTGACTTTGCATCACGTTTAATGTACCGATTGAAACGCAACTCTGACACAGATGATTTAGCAGCAGATGATGCAATCGCAGAATGGACTAACAGGTGGGAAGATATTGAGCAAAACAAGTCAGCATTTTACGCTGAGTGGTACACGTCACATCTTATTTGAGGAATGAGGTGATTAACCATTGATTATGAAGGTATTTACAGCTGTGACTTTGAAACAACTGTATATGACAAGCAGCAGTTTACAGAAGTATGGGCTGCGGCATCCGTTCAGTTAGGCACAGAAGATGTACGAATAGACCATAGCATTGAGGACATGTTTAATTATTTCTTTGCTATGAAAACAAACCTTACATTGTACTTTCACAACTTAGCTTTTGACGGCTCATTCATTCTTAACTATTTCTTAAATAAAGGTTGGAAACAAGCCTACAATAAAGAAGTGGGTTTCTTTAAGGATAAAAACATGTCAGCCAAAAGTCTTAAGTACATAATATCAGCAGAAGGTAGATGGTACTCTATAGTTCTTAAGTACAACAACAAGAACACAATAACAATTAAAGATAGCTTGAAGCTAATACCTTTCAGTGTGAAAGCTATAGGCAAATCTTTTGGTACCAAACACCATAAACTTGATATGGAGTACAAAGGTCTAAGGTTCGCTGGGTGTACTATCACTGATGAAGAGAAAGAGTACATCAAAAATGATGTTATGGTAGTCAAAGAAGCGTTGGAGATAATGTTTCAAGATGGACACACGAAACTAACCATAGGTTCTTGTTGCTTAGAGCAATTTAAAAAGACCTATCCAAAAAACCTATACAAGGAATTATTTCCAGACTTGCGTGAGGTAACATTAGATGAAACACTCTACGGTAGACCAAACGCATGGGAATGGATAAACGATAGCTACCAGGGTGGGTGGTGCTACGTAGTAAAAGGAAAAGAAGAACGGCTAAAAGGAAAAGGGTTGACAGCAGATGTCAACAGCTTGTATCCAAGTGTTATGCATAGCAGTTCTGGCAGTGAATATCCTGTAGGTTATCCAACTTTTTGGTTAGGAAATTACATACCCGTGCAAGCAACACAGCCACATACCTACTACTTCATCAAAGTAAAGACCAGGTTCAAACTTAAAACAGGCTACTTACCATTCTTACATATAAGAAAGAACGCACAATATCATGCAAGAGAATGTTTAGTAACCTCAGACTTACCAGTCCAGGGTGGTTTATATGCAACTGAATACAGAGATTTTGACGGAAGCATAAAACCAGCCATTCCTACATTGGTTCTCACAATGACAGACTGGGACTTATTCAGAAAACATTACAATCTATCAGATACCACTATCTTAGGTGGTTGTTACTTTCGTTCTGAGAGTGGATTGTTTGACAAATATATTGATTACTATGCAGAGATTAAAATGAACAGCAAAGGTGCGAAGAGAACAGAAGCAAAACTGTTCTTAAATAACTTATATGGAAAGATGGCTATGAACACAGATAACAGCTATAAAACAGTAGAATTAACAGACCAAGGTCTTAAGTTCCACACAGTTTTAAGTAATGACAAAACACCTGGGTATATCGCAGTTGGTAGTGCTGTTACAAGCTACGCAAGGAACTTCACTATCACAGCAGCACAGAAAAATTACCATGGTGTCAACAAACCTGGCTTTATCTACGCAGATACAGACAGCATCCATTGTGATTTAAACCCAGATGAGTTGATAGATATTCCTGTACATCCAACAAAGTTTAATCATTGGAAGCTAGAAAGCTACTGGGATAATGCATACTTTACAAGAGCAAAAACCTATATTGAACACATTACACATCATGACGGCGAACCAGTAGAAGAGCCATATTATGACATCAAGTGTGCTGGTATGCCTGCTAACAGTAAATCATACCTCAACAGAGTATTAGAGAAGAAAGACATAGATAAAGAAGCAGATAAAGACTTACCAGAAAACATAAAGAATTACATTCACAGTATGATAAAGAAGAATACAAGTGTTTTAGACTTTAAGGCTGGTTTGGAAGTACCAGGAAAATTGCTTCCGAAGCAGATTAAAGGTGGTATCATATTAACAGAAACATCTTTTAAAATGAAACGAGGTTAGTAATGGCAGATTTACAAAGACCATCCAGGCAGCAAGTAGTTGAAAGGGCTGTTTCTTATTTTCCAAAGATAGCTTACATCTGGGGTGGTTTCCCTGGAACGAATACAAAGTGCTGGTGTATGAATGATGGTACTACACAAACATCACCAAACGGTCATGGTGGTGTAAACTCAGGGCCATACATAGCATCTGATTGTAGTGGTTATGTTTCTTGGTGTTGGTTCCAAAGGTCACACATTGGTACAGGGTATTGGATTGAAGCAATGGGTCGTTATCATCCAAGAGCAAACTTAGGTAACACATTTGAAGAGTGCTTTCCTGGAATACAACCAGGTGATGCAGTTATCAGACAAAATTATTACACCAACCCCGTTACAGGTTATCAATATACCAGTTCTGGACACATTGGTATATACATTGGTAACAACACAGTGCTGCACTGTTCATCAAGTCACTGGAAAGGTACAACTTCCCAGCATGGTATGAGTAATACGCAAGGTACTAAATCAATATGTGCTGGTTATCAAGGTTACACCTCTTGGGATGAAACAGAGGGTGAACCATATGACCCAGACGAAGTACCAGATCCAGTAGAAGATTGGAACCAATCAGATGAAAAGCCAGGTCAACCAGCAACACCAGCACCAATATTTGATGAGTCAGTATTTATGTATCTAGTTACAAGTCAGCAGTATACTAAGAAGTATAAGAAAATGAAACACTACAGACAGTTATAGAAAGGAGAATATAGAATGTATTTAACATTCCAGGAGTGCAGTAAATTAAACAGGTGGTGTAACGCTTATATGAAAGAGGACAACGTAGTAGTGGATTTCGTAGTCACCACAACAGCCACAGGCTGCAAAGTAACAGCAATAGTTAGAGAAGATAAGAACGATTTCCAGTTATATGCAGACCTTTACATTGGTGAGTGTAACCCATTCAGTCTCTACAACTACAACAAATTCAAAGAAGATATGCATTTGTTAATCGGTCAGAAATTAATGGAAAGTAGGTTGATTTAATGTACTATGCAATTAAGAATAGAAACATACATTCCGCTTATCCAAATGTAACAGCAGTCTTTCCAGTAGTCAACATGTTTGATAAAATGACTGGTTTAGATTATAGTGCTATTGAGATTAACTCCCTACAGGAGTTATTCTCATTGCAATCTCTTGCAGCAAGTACAAACGAATACTTTACAGGTATTTATATTAGTGGTAACACCATAGAATTTAAAGAGGGAGAATAAAGACTATGAATAATATTTCATTATTAACTAAGAAAATTGAATTGATGGCAGTATCAACTGTATTCTTACGTAGTTATCACTACGTATATGGCATGAAAGAAAGCTATAACCCATTAACCCAGCAGAGATTAGACATTCTTGCAAGGGATAACAAGTCAATCTATGATGCAAACTACATCAAGAAAGCAAAGAAGTTTATTGGTAAGCGTTGCATTGATTGCTCTGGTTTAGTGTGTGTTATCTGGGGTATTCCAGATATAGGCAGCAGCCAGATTGCAGACTTACCATCCAAGAAACCTATGGAGTACAGCTTGATTGATGCAAAACGAGATAAACTTGCATGGGGTGATTGCGTATGGAAAAGAGGTCACGTTGGCATCTACATTGAAGATGGAAAAGTCCTGGAAGCAAAAGGAATTAACGAGGGTGTCCGTATCAGCACATTAGAAAACACACCATGGATTTATGCTATTCGTAAGAAAGATTTACACCTGTATGAACACATTGGATGGAATAAAGAGAAAGATGGAAGATGGTGGTTCTCTTATGGAGAAAGTAAAGGGGAATACTTTAAAGGCTGCACTGTTAATATTGATGATAAAGTGTATTCCTTTGACAATGATGGTTACTGGGTAGAAACATCTGGAAAGTAGACAGAGGTAATCAAGTATGAAGAGTAGCATTAAAGAAATAGACTTATGCAGCTATTGCTTAGAACACAACTGTTGGCAGTGTGAATACACCATAGCATGTCAACACTTCTGTGAAGAAAACGTATTCTACCCAGCAGTTTTAACAGATTGTTATAAATCAGAGCCAGCACATTATGATGGTAGTAACCCAGAAAGGATGTGGGACAATGACAACTGAAAGAATATTATGCATTATGGTATTAACAGCTTATCTTATCACATGGATATTTGGGAGAGGTGAAAGATGATACATATATACGAAAAGGATTTATGTGAACTGTGTTATCAGACAGATATAACACATTGTGATAGAAAATGTGTAATGCTTGCAGCTTGCCATAACTATGAGATAGCTAATGATGAAGTGCCATACAGTAAAGTTAAGAAAGGTAAATACAATGGTGACACACCATTCAGAGTGTGGAAAAATTATTGATAGCGCAAAGGCTAGAGGAATAACCTCTAGCCTTTACTATTTATCCTTACCACAATTTACAATGACGGGTTGCAATTCCGCAATGACATCTAAGAACCATTCCTGGCTTGCACCTTAGTCTGTCCTATTGAAAAAATTGTGGGGGAATACAACTGTTCAGTAGGAGTATCAATACTCTGATACCCTGGATTGGTGTCTGTCAACTGTGCAAAGGAATGTTTATCAACACTCTGTGGCTTCGTCAACTCTGCATATTTATGAGCCATATTCTCACCTCACATTACTTGGCATCTAACTTAGCGTTCATCTGACCCAGTACGTCAGACAATTTGTTGATAGCATTGGTTGTCTGCTGTACCTCTTCTTTGTGTGCGGCTCTTTCATCTTCCAGAGCCTTAAGGGTTTTCTGATTGGTATACCACATCATGATACAAGCAGCAATCGGAAAACCAACCTGGTTTATAACGTTAATAAATGTCTGCTCCATGATTACCTCATTTCTTTAAGAAGTTTTTGGCTGGAACTGTTCACTAGCCCATGCCTTAACTCTAGTCTCTAAAGCTGAAAGAAGTTCATCTACCTTTGTCTTAGTGTAGTAATCAGTTCCATTGATTTTTAATGTTCCAGCTGCAATATTGGTTAAGTCAATATCCATTGACACGCCTGCTGCATCTACTAAGATAATGCGTTTATCATCAGACACACCATCTGAATGTGCTGTGAAAACAGGCTGTTCATCGTAAGGGATGTTCTCCCATGTGCCTTTAGCCATAATATACCACCTTTCTGAATATCTGTCAAGTGCTTTCTACACTTGATATTCCATAATTTCTAAAAACGCTATCTTGCAATCGTCATTGTCAAATCGAACACACGCTATGTTGTAACAGAACCTAAGATAAGCGTACACTGGGTTCTGTCTACTCTTATAGAGTAGCATGTAATTTGGTTTGTGGTCTGCTGTGGATAAGGAGAAAATCAGTTTACAAGATTTATCAACCTTGCTGCTAATCTGTAGCAATCCAGCATCCGTATACTCGTATACACCATACTCTTTCCCTCTCCATACTAAAGTACAGTAGTAACGAGAATTACCAGACGGTTTTTCAATAAAGGTTGCATCATCCATGAGAAACTGGCTTTTCAGTGCATAATCACCATAACGAGTCTTTGCTATCATTTTACCAAAAGCAGTTTTCGCAATTTCATCAGCTATGGCTACGTTGTTTGTGAGTTCAAGAACCCAGGCACGGTCTTTGTCTACAATGTAGTGTGAGCCTGTCTTGATGTTCTCACGTATATGTAATTCCTTAAAATAAGGGTTGTTAAGTGTCACGTTGTTTGCAATAAAGATGAACTTACAATCTTCTCTGATTGCTTTACCATTACCTCTTGCTACGGTCTGATAGAGGTTCAATGCCATTTCTACCTCATTGGATAAATAACGTCCGTTTTCTGGTAAAAATTCATCAAAGAAAATAATGTCATAATCTGGCAAAGAAATGGACTTCGCTTTATATGCAAGTGATAATGCAAATGTCATACCAGCTACTTCTCCATTTATATAAAACTCTGTACCAGTCTTACCAGAACCTCTGACTTCCAGTTCATCTTCTGGAAACTTAAATCGTACTGCATCAAATATTTTACTGCCTACAGCACGTAAATCATCGTCATATCTTCTAACATACAGGAATTTTCTGTGTGTCTGTTTGAAGTATTTTATCATTCGACATGTCCAGTAGAATGTTTTACCAATGGAACGATTACCTAGACTGAATATCCAGGGTGTTCCATAGGATAATACTTTTTTACCACTGTAAAATTTATTTTTAGTTGGGGGTGGCTCTACTTCCCCTAGATTGGTGCTGGGCTTTATCTCCTCTGGCTCTGCACGTATATTTTCACTTTTCATAAGTTCTCCTTTCTATTAAACTGTTAAGGCTGTATCAATAATGTAGGTTACTTCAATAGGAAGTTCATTCCAACTAATAGCATCAGTACCAATATTTGTGAGGAATACAGCTACTTCAAAAGATGTACCAGTTGTACTTTCAACTGTTCTTACAGATGTACCAAGTATTAAGTTGGTAAGGTCTGTGTTGTTGGTAATCTTAGCTAACACAGAAATTAATTTTCCTTTGTTTGTGTCAGTAATTGGTAATGCACCAAGAATTACTGTCTTGCCAGCTTCAATACTAGAAACATTGTGTGTTAAATTGTCTATACCCGTTACGTAGTGGTTTGTGCGCTGGTCTACATATTTCTTGTTTGCTGCATCTGTATCATCTGTGGGTGCTTTAATATTTTTTAATAAAACAGGGTTTTCTGTATTAGCTTCATCCCTAAACTTCAATGTGTTGTTACCAGAATTTTCAATCACAACGCCATTGTTTGTACCACCTTCTTTGCATATCCATGCTTCTGACATTGGTGCAGTAGGAGTTAAACCATAATATTCTTCATCGTATTCTGACTTCTTACCATCCACATATGTCTTAGTCGCAGCATGTTTGTTCTCTGTAGGGTCTGCACATTCTACATACGCTAACTCGTCTCGCTGTTCATCATAAACCCTTAATGCAGTTGGTGTTAAAGACGAACCCTGTACAGGAGAAAGTACAACAGGATTGCCTTGCACTTCACCCTGCAAAGTGATAGTTCCAGGTTTAACATCTGTTTCATAGTTTCCAGTTACAGTACGAACTTTCAATCCATTTATTGCAGCAGATGGTAAACGCACATCAATCTCACCAATCACAGGTTTGCCATCTGCTGTACCAGCCAAAGGAACATATTCTTCTAACTGTGTAGTTACCCACTCCCTCAGTGACTTATCCATGTCAGACAATGACTTTTCTACTGTGTCCTGGAAAGCTGTCCACTGTGTAGACATGGTTTCCTTATACTGCTCCCAAGAAGTCTGTAAGTCAGCAACTGTCTGTTTCAAGTTTTCAAAACTCTTTTCCATGGTAGCCAGCGTGTTCTGAATGGATGTAAGCGTTTCGTCAATCTCAGACTGTGTAGCCTGGACACCTGCAATCAAATTTTTAACAGATGAAATATCAGCCAATATCTGAGTAATCTGCTGTGTTTTAGTTTCAAGGTCTGAATTAGTAGAAGTCTTAAAAGCTGTGTAATCAGATTTTAACTTATCAAGTGCTGTCTGTAAAGCACTGTCACCATCTGCTCTAGCTGTTTTCTCTTCATTAAGTGCTTTTTCCAGATTACCAGTTAAAGTAGTTACAGTCTGTAAAATCAGTCCGTCAGCATCATTCCTGTCTTTTGCTTCTTTCTGAATATCGGCAGCAAGAGCAGAGTCAGCAGCTTTCCTATCTTCAATTTCCTGTGTCAGCTTTGTGCTAGTTACATTACCGCTTTCCTCTAAAGCCTTATCAGCATCTGCTCTTGCTTTTGCTTCATCTGCAACTGCTTTCTGTCTGTCTGCTACTTCCTGGGTAATCCTCTGACTTAAGTCAGCATCCGCAGCTACCAACTCGTCATACAAGTTTGTAACTCTTTCACCTAAAGCGGTAATCTTACCATCTAAAGCAGCATCACCATCTTTTCTGTCCTGTACTTCCTGGGCTAAATCACTTTCAACATTATCCAGTTCTGCACGTACAGCATCTAAGGATTTCCCATTGACAATACCAGTCCAGATGCTACGCCCGTACTTCTGCATCAACTCAGCAACTTCTCTCACATAGTCATTGTGATAGTGTTCCTCTTTGGTGATATACCAGAAAGCGTTTAACTGTGGCACGTATGGAATGTGGTTCACATCATAAGGGATGTTGAGCATTTCCCCACAGTCAAGACCAACGGTACTCTCTTTATAAGCCAGCAGTACAGCAACGGTACAACCGTACTTAGTAAACAGTTCTGCTAACTGGTCTGCTGTGCATCCACCGCCATAGGTGACTCCTGTAGCCTGTTCACCGTCTACCAGGATGAAGAAACGTTCCTGGGTATCATAGTTCATGCCAAGTCCTACCATGCCAGTAGTACCATCACTATATCCATAATTATCTGGTGTTTTCTTACCGCCAGACACCAGCACACCAGCAACTCCCATGGCATTTTCAACATCATCTTTATTCATGTCAGCATTAGTAGCTGTCTGATTGTAAATCTTCAAGAAACCATTCTTAAGTACACCAAGAGTAAATCCATCGGTATCACCCTGGTTGATTGGTGCGCCTTTCCAGTAAACTTTACCAGTCCAGTTATCACCAATGTTGCAAGCTGGGAACAGTTTGTCAGCTAATACTCTTTCAGATGCATCAAATACGCTTTCATGGATGCCACTGTTTGTTGTATTGTTATAAGCAAGACCTAACTGCAAACGAATAGGCTGATTTCCTTTGTCTACAAACGGAATGTGAACCACTGTGTATCTTGCGGAAGTAGCTGGAAGATAACCCACCTCTGTTTCAATCTCTGCATAGTATGCATCATTGCAGATACAACTGTGTACGATTGCATCATAGGCACCCCACACCTTTTCGTCATACTCCCCAAGCAGATTGCACATTTCATCTACCTTACCAGCAAGTACCGCAATCTGTTCCTGTGTTGACATACCAGGTACAAAAAGAGGTTTCACTGTTGGAATGTTATAGCCTGGGTGTGGGTGTGGATGACAAGGTGGCGGACACGCATGTGCTGAGTAATATTCACCCATACCAGCGGTATTAACCTTTCCACAATAGGTTGGCTGTTCCCTCTTGGGTGGCTCTGGTTTACAATGATTGTGTTCATGATGTAACATTTGTAATACCTCTCTTTCTTAATTAGAATAATCCTAAGAACAACGGTTCCAACTGACTGAATAGCCATAGGTCTGCATTAAACTGTAATGTCTCACGATAGGCTTTTAATAACTCCGCTGGTGACTTCTGACTCCTACCTTTACGCAACTGACTATTTCCAGTATGTTCATGCTCATTGGTATGAGTATCTGTCTTATCGTTCTTATTCTCTGTAAAATCACTTTTGACATTGGTATATGACTTATTGGTTGTATCTCTGTCAAAATCAACTGTATTATCTGCTTTGTATGTCTCTTGCTGCTTATCATCCTGTTTGGTGTTTTCGCTGACATTCTTAGCAAAACCAGTTTCTCTTTTTACGGTTGTATCTTCTGTTTCGTCTGTTTTCTCTGTCTTGTTACCATTTGTTTCTTCAATCTTTTCGCTTGTCTGATTACCTGTTTTGGTAGTATCATTTGTGCTGTTCTTCTGATAGGTTTCTGTACCAGACTTATCATAGCTGTCATGTCCAGATTTATTATCAGCAGCACTTGCATAATTGAACCAAGGAGTATCTCCACCACCTATCTTATAACTGTGTGTATCAATGTCCTGTGGCTCTGTCTCTGGATAATGAGAATACACATCATTTCCCTGTGCATCCTGGGTTACAGCACCATAGTCATGCGCTCTACCTGTACCGTAGTAATGGTTAGGTTCATTAAAGAGCATAGCCTGCGGTGTATCGCTGTGTACATCCAAATTGTGTGCTTGCGAACTTCCTTTCTCTGTCCAGGTTCTACCAGTCTGACCGTCAGTTCCTTTGGTAGCTTCTGTATCTGTCTTATCAACTGTCTCGTTTGTATCTTTTGTTTCTGAATAATCAGTCTTAACAGTACGGTCAAGCGTTCTGTTTGTAGACTCGTCAACATCTTCGTTACTGGCTTCACTGGCAAGTTTACCATTCACCATAACAGCTGTATTATCTTTCTGGTGGGTATCAGAACCAGTCTGCTTGTAGTTCTCTGTACCGTTACTTGAACTGGTGGTTCCTGTGTCTCTGTCTGTCTTACGGACACCTGTTTTGTCTGTGTTAAGAGAAGTATGCAAGTCTCTGTGTCCTGTGTCGGTTGTCTCTAAGTATTCTGTGATGAATGGGTCAATCTCAATCAGCTGTGCCTGTAACATCTTATTGTAATTATCGGACAGCACGTTAAGTTTTGCATTGAACTTCATTCTAAAATACTCTGGTGTGTCATATGCGATTTCACGCATGTAGAAATGGTCTGTGATTTTCTTGCGTAAATCATCAGCCATGATGTACTTATCCAAAACTGTTTCGTCAAATAGAACGAACCCTGGAAGTTTTTGGAGTTCATGAAGATTAAAACTGATTTCTCCCATTTATTCATCACCAACCTTCCCAGAATTGCTAGGGTATATACCCTCTGTATTGGACTGACTATCTGGGTCATTATCCGTGTAGCTATGTTTCAATTTACAGGTTACATTAGTACCAAATACAGCATTTAAGTTTTCACAAAAGTGTAATCTTTGGTCTAAACGATAAGCTGCATTTAATGCTATCTGTTCATTGTTACTGTTGACTTCATCTGATAACAGACGTTCTTTCTTATCTGCTGTGTTTAAATTGTTAATGCCAAATGCTGTCAAGAAAGCCGACATAATGTTGTTGTAATGGTTCCAGAGAGTTTCAAGTTCCTGTGGAGTAGAACCTGTGTTGATTGCTTTACTTTCTTTCATTGCTTTTGCAATATCTCTTCTAGCAAATACAGCTAACACGTTCTGGTCTACATCTTGTATAGCTGTCTGGATGGCTGTCTTACTATCTTCATCTGTTTCAATAATAAAACCTAACTTTAGCTGCTTTACTTTAACATCTATTGCTCTCATTACATCAACAAGTTTGTCTGTGTACATACGAACTGTTTCAATAAGAGGATAACTCATGCTGTTGTCAAAACATACACAACCAGTTGGTACTGGTTCTGTAGTATCAAGAACTGTTACTGCTTTATCATAGATATTTTTATTCCATTTTGTTAAAGCTAAGAACTTCTGTGTGTAACCTAGACTGTAGGCTCTCCAATAGGTGTTTTCATAATACAAGTTCATCTGGCTTGCTGGTGTAGCTGGTAGACTTAAAAAGCCACCCTTTTTATCATCCTTAATGATACATGCTCTAGCTTGCCATAACAAGATAGTTTCAAGAAAGTATGGGTCACATGTATCTGGTAAACCTTCCCACTCATAAATGTTGATTGCTATACTAACCAGTCTGTTAAACACATCTTGCCACTGTCTGTTGTTTTCATACTCTGCATACTTGCGTAACTCTCTGCTATTTTTACCAGGAGTTTTCGCTGTCATGAAAGGGTAATATTGTCTTAGCCACATGTTGTTTTCACCACCTTCCATTATGGCTGGTATTCATAGTCATCTGTGTACTCATTAGCATAACCACCAGTCCAAGACATGTTTTCTTTCATGATGTCTCCATCTGGTGTGTCACCATAATTGCGAATAAACTGACAGTTAATGTTAGCCTGGATAGAACCATCAGTGTAGGATTGAACGGTACTTGCACCACTGTCACCATCACCCATTAAAGCGTGACGGACATTCCAAAATGTGACACCAGCCTGTAATCTCTGTACAATCTGGTCACGATATTCCATTGGTATACCACCACAGTTATACTGGTTTGCCTGTATAGGTACCATGTTTACACTACCAAGTCTGACGTAGCACCAACGTTTACGAATGTTGATATGTGGGTATCTAAACTTGTTCTGAGGATAACCAAAAGCTGACATCATAATGTCGTAACATTTCATGAGTTCTGTTCTTAAATGACATACGTAAAATTTGTAGCCAGCGTAGTTGATATTGACTGCTGTGTAGCCCTGTGGTAAACCACCAGATGTGCCTGGAAGTCCAAAGGTTTTAGCAGCCCAGGCTTTTTCTCTACTAAGCAGTGCATTATTTTTGGTTGCGTTCGTCTGTCCTAAGTTGGTGGAAAATGTCTGCTGGAATGGTGTAGCTGCTGCACTTATCAGACCACCAGCTAAGTTACCAATCATACCACCAAGTGCTGCACCACCCACAGTACCAAGTCCAGGTGCTATCAATGTACCAATTAATGCGCCAGCTGTTCCAGCTGATACCTGCACAAAACTAGAAGCTGCTACACCCATAAATGCACCCTCACCCATTCTGTCAGCAGCGTTCTGCTGATACATAGCTGTGATTAAATCTTGGTTCCATCCACTGTTGTTAGGTGTCATGGTATAGGATGGCATCTGCCAGTTTGTGAGCATGGGGCTTGATGGTGTGTAGTGAAAACCGTCATAATAGCTGACGATTAGAGCAGATAGTGTGTTAGGTGCAATAGTTGCTTCGATTGTGATTGTAGCGTTAAAATAATGCAGTACATCGGCCGGGGCTGATTGATTTTCTTTCATCAGCTGTGGCTGAATTTCAATACTGCTACCCTGTCTATCTGAAATGCTGTAATAGTAATAAGGTGCTGTGTACATCTTAATGTTGAGTGGTTTGTAGCCATTAGTTGACTCTGTAAGTGTTGGGTCATCTGTTATACTAATTGGTACTTTAGCATCTACTGATTTTGAACCAGAGTAATCATCTGCAACAGCTGCACGTAAATCTGGAATATGTTTCGGTTCCAACTCTGTAGGAAAGTCTTTACAGATTTTGGATGGAACAAGGTAGGTACTTAGAATATGCTCCATTGCATTGAAGCTACCAAGTTTCTTAAATGCTTCATTTTGTCTGTTTGCTACTTCGTATACACCAATACCAAGGTTTGTATCTCCTGATTTACTGAATGGGGATGGCTGGAATTTTGGTATTCCACCCCAGTAATCTGACGGTTCAATGGATGCTTCGTTCAAATCAATGTCTGAGATTACCATACAGTTAGAGTAGGAACCTAGACTAAAATATTCTTCAAGTTCTGGCTGCACAAGTTCCTGGAATACGAAATCATTTTGATTGTGGTCAAACTGTGCTGGTTCATGGTTAAGCTGTGCTAAATTTGGGGGTCCAGATGGTGAGTCAAGTCTTTCCTGGAACTGCATATCCTGGACTACTAGAGATTTTCCTAGATAGAAAAATTTCTGGTATGTCATGATTGCATCTATTGTAAAATAAACTCTTGCTACGTTCCAGTTTACATATTCCATACCTGTGACAAAAGCATACTGTATGTCAGCAGAGAACCCAGAACCTTCCAATCCATCATTGGCGAAGATTATATAATCAACTGCTCTGATTGCTTCCACAAACGGAAGTTCTGGATTGTCAATTTGAGCCTGCTTTCCAGAGCTGCCCAAACCTGCCTGTCCCTGAGGTATGGAATTGTTATTGAGTGGGTTTCTACCTACCTGGAAGTATCCTTTAGCTGGGTCAACTTGGGTGATGTACCAGTAACCATTTGATATACTGTGTGCTTTAAAGAACTGGAAGCATGTATTCCACCAGCTATCATCACCTTTATTTGTCTGCCATGGATAGGCGAACCTGTGCCACCATATGGAGTTGTTCATGTCCATGCCTGTGCCTGCACAGAGGTAAACGGTTGTGTTTGGTTTAAATGCCATGGTAGCACCTCACTTTACTGTTTAGCCCCAGTTCTTACGGAAGATTACACAATCTTTAAAGTAAGTACAGCCGAAACTCATCTGACGAGTTAAGAAGTAGTTCATGTAACGTCCTCTTGGGTTGTAGATGCTGTCTAAGTCCTCAAACTGAGAAGTGATTACAAGAAAATCATCCTCTGCCAGCATTGCCATGATATCATCTGCATTACCACCATTGATGTCCTGACCGAAATCGTCCATCAGTTCGACTTTAACCGGGATATTAAGTTCTTCTAAGTGGAATACACCACTACGTACTTCTACACCAAGTTTGTTGATGATGTCTGCACGGATAAAAAGAGTGAGTTCCCGATTGTCCAGGGTTTTGTGAACTTTCATAGGGTTAAAAGCTGCGTTAGGGAAGTACATACTTGATACTGCATCCTTAATCTGTAAGAGGAACTTTTTGCCTGATGCTTCGTCTGTAACGTCCTGGCTGGTGATTTTCTGTGTTGTAAGAAGTGGTACACCAGATGCAGCTTTAGCATCATTTGCGTAAGTTGCAAAGATTGATTTTGTAAGCAGCCAAGTGTCAAGGTTTGCAGAACTGTAAAGTTTATTTACAAAGTAACCTACTAAACGAGATAAACCACCCTCTTCAAGGAACGCTCTACGTAAACGGTCTTTCTCAATTGTTGTACCATACTGGATAGGTTCATTAATGCGATGGTAGATTGCTTTTGCCTGTGGTGACATCTTGATGAATGGGTCTACAGACTCACCGTCTTTGCCATAGTTCATCTTGCTACCAGATACAATGTCTGTAGCAATTTCCTCGATTGTATCACCAAATGACATCCCCTCTCTGATATATTTTGCAAGACGGTTCTGTAAGGTGTAATCGTGAAAGATAGTCATGCCGATACGGTTCATAAGGGCTTTCTGCCACTGGTTACGTTCTGCTTCGTATTCATCAGAGGTAATCATCAAACCAATTTCTTTCATGTTGTTGATGTTAGCTTCTGGAATACGTGACTGAAATTCTGGAGACATGGATGCACGAACTGCGTTGAATACGGTTGCGTTCGGCTGTGCTGATACTTTCATTGACATAGTTTTAGTTTCCTTTCTGTTTAATGTGTATTACTTAGATGTTTTACCTAACATAGCAGCAACAACATCGTTGACCGTAGGAGAGGGTGGGTCATTTTCACTTGTATGTGTTGGTGGTTCGTTACCATCATTTCCACTGTTCGGTGAATTGTCACCACCGCCGTTAGGTAACATCATAAATAAGCGTAAATTGGTATCATGTAATTCTTTGTTTGTGTTTTCAAGAGATGTGATACGCTCTTTTGCTGTGTTCAGCACATTTACTGATGCAGCTGAGTCTGTGTAGTCTTTCTCTACATCAGTACGGAACGCTGACGCAGCTGCTAAGTCAACACCACCATCTCTTGAGATTAATTCATTGAACCTAGTTATAAACTCTTCTCGTGTCATATTGATACTTCCTTTCCTTTTCTTATATTAATAGTATAGCACCTGTACAGATTAATTACAAGACTGCAAAATATACACAGAATGTACGGCGTTATTTACATGTTTTGTCTGATTATATTCGCACGAATGTCTCAGTCAATTTTACAATTCTATGCAAGATTAAGTAGGACAATTTGCCCCCATACTATAT